TATGATCGATCTTGATAAACTTCAAGAGATGTGGGAGACAGATTCAAAAATTGATAGAGACAATCTACATGATGAATCACTAAATATCCCCTCTCTACATGCAAAATACTTTGAACTTTATAATACACTCTTCCTACTAAGAAAGAAAGCAGAGCAACAAAGAAAAAATATAAGACATGAAAGATATGAATACTTCAGCGGTAAATCTGATCCTGATGTATACATAAAAAATCCTTTTCCTAAAAAAATTAGGGATAAAGATACAATGCAAAAGTATCTTGATGCAGACGACAAACTCTCTACAGTATGTTTAAAGATTGATTACTATGATACGATGCTTGTTTATATTGAAAGTATCTTAAAGCAGATAACTAATAGAACTTATCAAATCAAAAACGCAATAGAATTTATGAGGTTTAATTCGGGACTAGGATAATGGATGAAGAATTCGAGCCAAGTCAAGAATATGACTACTCAGTCAATTTAACTATAGAGGATATTCGTCTCTTACATCACTGTGTTTTGAAAAGAATTGAAAATTGGGAAGGTTCTCCTGCCAGACATCCAACGGAACAAGAACATCTTTGGTACTTAAGAGATTCGTTGTATAGAATGATATTAGAATATAAGTTTGAAAATTTGTAATAAATATTAGCAGATGAATGGACTTATGTGATTGATACATCAGCCAATCTTGTTATATCTAAGTCAAACGAAGTATTTTTAAAAATTAATACAGAACCTCATATTGAATATGAGTTAAGAGATCATTTTAAGTTTGAAGTTCCAAATGCAAAATTTATGCCACAGTATCGTGGTAGGAATTGGAACGGAGAAATTCACTTATATGATATGCGTTCTAAACAGATCTATGTTGGTCTGTTAGATAAGATAGTATCTTTCTGTAAGAACTACGGATACACCTATAGGTTTGAAGATAACAAGTTTTATGGCACCCCATATGAAGAGAACGATGGTATATCGTTAGAGGGTGTCAAGGATTATATGCATTCCATTTGTGCCCATACTCCCAGGAAGTATCAAGTTGAGGGAGTATACGGTGCCCTAAAGCATAATAGAAAACTATTGATATCTCCCACTGCTTCTGGCAAATCGTTGATGATTTATTCTCTCGTAAGATATTACGTTGAGAGAGGGGAAAAAATTCTCTTAGTTGTTCCAACGACATCTCTTGTAGAACAGATGTATAAAGATTTTCTTGATTATGGTTGGGATGCTGATTCATATTGCCACCGTATCTATTCGGGTAGAGAGAAAAGTAATGAAGCTCCAGTAACGATTACAACGTGGCAATCTGTCTATAAATTAGATAGATCTTTCTTTGAGGAGTATGGTGTCATTATAGGTGATGAGGCACATTTATTCAAGTCTAAATCTTTAATTCAGATTATGACAAAGCTTCATCATGCAAAGTATCGTTTTGGATTTACTGGAACCTTGGATGGTACTCAGACACATAAATGGGTTCTTGAGGGATTATTTGGACCATCATATAAAGTAACAAGAACTGATGAATTAATGAGACAAGGACATCTCTCTCAACTTGATATTCAATGCCTTGTACTTAAACACTCACCTCAAAACTTTGAAGTATATGAGGATGAGATACAATATTTAATCAGTCACGAACAACGTAATAGATTCAACAAAAATCTTGCTTTAGATCTTAAGGGAAATACTCTTGTTCTTTTTGCAAGAGTTGAAGCACATGGTGCCATACTCTACGATGAGATAAATAAAAACAAGAGTGAAGACCGTAAGGTATTTTTTGTACATGGTGGAGTAGATGCAGAAGAAAGAGAGCAAGTACGAGAAATAACCGAACAAGAAAACAACGCTATCATTGTTGCTTCTTATGGAACTTTTAGTACAGGTATCAATATTAAAAAACTCCATAATGTTATCTTTGCCTCTCCAAGTAAATCAAGAGTCCGTAATCTTCAAAGTATTGGACGAGTTCTTAGAAAGGGAAAGGACAAAGTAAAGGCAACTTTGTATGATATCTCCGATGATTGCTCCACTAAGTCAAGACGTAATTACACACTTAATCATTTCATAGAAAGAATCAAGACGTATAATGAAGAAAATTTTAACTATGAGATAATCACCATTCAATTAAAAGTATGATAGAAGACGATTTTTACTGTACACTTAAATTAAAATCAGGTGAAGAAATCTTTGCTAAAGTTGCTGCATCTGATGAAGATAATAGAACAATGTTGTTGGTGTCTAATCCAATCGTTGTGTCTGAAGTTAAAGGTAAGTCGGGAATAACGGGATATCGCGTAGAACCCTGGCTAAAAACTACAACTGAAGATATGTTTATTATAAATTTAGATAATATTCTTACAATGTCTGAATCATCTGACATTGAAATGATTATGATGTACCAGGACTATGTACGTAAATCAAATAAAGGTGGTGGAAATATAGAAAATAATTCTAAACTTAATAGGAGAATGGGATATCTAGGAAACACAAGAGACGTTAAAGAAATCTTAGAAAAGATATTCAAGAGTAGCTAATACAATCCCTATCAACCCTCACAAAGGTAATTGTACACAATATTAGACACCTTGTCAAGTTCTCAGTAAGATGATATAATCTATACATAATATGAGATAAACTTATGATACAACCAGGTATGGCCAGAAGAAAAAGATCTGAGCATTATGTGAACAATAAAGAATTGCTTGCTGCTCTCGTTAGTTATCGTAGTGAAGTTGAAAGAACTTTCTTGGTAAAGTATGGTAGAGAACCCACGAAACAAGATAGAGGAACACGTTGGGACACTAAACCTCCCATCCCTCGCTACATTGGGGAGTGTTTCTTGAAGATTGCAAACCATCTATCATTTAAACCAAACTTCGTCAACTACATGTTCAAAGAAGACATGATCTCTGACGGAATTGAGAACTGTGTTCAGTACATACATAACTTTAACCCAGAGAAATCCCAGAATCCTTTTGCGTATTTCACTCAGATTATTCATTACGCTTTTCTGCGTCGTATTCAGCGAGAGAAAAGACAGTTAGAAATCAAGAACAAGATTATTGAACGGTCTGGTTACAGTGAGGTGTTCGACGACAACAACACCCTTGACGGATCCAACTACTCTGAGTATAATAGTATCAAAGACGCAGTGCATTCCAAGCTTCGTAATTAATGAAAGTTGCAATCATTACCGATCAACACTTTGGTGCTCGCAAAAACTCTAAGTTATTTCACGATTACTTTTTAAAGTTCTACACTGATATCTTCTTTCCATATTTGGAAGAGAATAATATCTCTGTGATTGTTGATATGGGTGACACCTTTGATAGTAGAAAGGGTATTGATTTTTCTGCACTATCATGGGCAAAGAATAATTACTACGATAAACTAAGTGACATGGGAGTCACAGTTCATACTATCGTTGGTAATCACACGGCATATTATAAAAACACGAATGATGTTAATGCTGTTGACCTTCTCCTTCGCGAGTATGAAAATGTAACTGTATATTCAGAAGCAACAGAAGTCAATCTTGGTGGACTGAAGACACTGTTTGTTCCGTGGATTAATCAGGAGAATGAAAAAACCACTCATCAACTTATTAAAAAGACAACTTGCAAGTGTGCGATGGGGCACCTTGAGCTCAACGGATTTAGAGTTAATAAACAAATCGTCATGGACCATGGTCATGAGAGCGAATTATATTCAAAGTTCTCCAAGGTCTACAGCGGTCACTACCACACTAGATCGGATAATGGACGGGTCTATTACTTGGGAAACCCATACGAAATGTTCTGGACAGATGTTGGTGATCGGAGAGGATTCACCATCTTTGATACAGAAACTCTTGAACATTTTCACGTAAACAATCCTTATAGATTATTCTATAACATTTACTATGAGGATACTGACTATCAAACATTTGATGCTCGTGAATATGAAAACAAAATTGTAAAAGTTATTGTCAGGAAAAAAACTGATATTAAAAAGTTTGAAAAATTTATTGATAAACTTTATGCTGCAGGAATTGCAGAATTAAAGGTTACCGAAAACTTTGATTTTGCTGGATGGTATGGTGATGATGAATTTGATCCTTTAGAATCTGAAGATACTATTTCTATCTTGAACCGATATATTGAAGAAGCAGAAGTGCCTCTTGATAAATCATTAGTTAAAAAAATTATGCATGAAGTTTATCAGGAAGCTTGTGAAATAATCTAATGTATATCTTAACCATCTATGGAAAAGAAACTGAAGGTGCATACTCCGTAACAGATGATGAGGGAGATGATATCTTATATCTCTTTGAGGATGAAGATGATGCTATAAGGTATGCTATGATGTTAGAGGATGATGGAGCACCTGAAATGCACATCATTGAAGTTGAAGATGAAATTATGATAAAAACTTGTGACATCCATGATTACAAGTATACAATTATCACAAAGCATGACGTTGTAATTCCACCCAAAGAAGAAGAACATGATTTTATTTGAAACAGTTCGTTGGAAAAATTTTCTTTCAACGGGCAATCAATATACTGAAGTTGATTTTACAAAGCATCATACAAACTTGATTATCGGAACAAACGGTGCAGGTAAGTCTACTGTTCTTGATGCCTTAACTTTTTCTTTGTTTGGAAAACCTTTTCGTAAGATTAACAAACCTCAGTTGATAAACTCTACAAATGAAAAGGATTGCAAGGTGGAAGTTTGTTTTTCTATTAACAATACGGATTGGAAAATTGTTCGTGGAATAAAACCAAACATATTTGAGATTTGGAAAAATAATTGTTTGATGGATCAGTTTGCTTCAGCCGTAGATCAGCAAAAGTGGTTGGAGCAGAATGTTATTAAGATGAATTACAAGTCATTTACTCAAATTGTAATTCTAGGTAGTAGTGCCTTTGTTCCCTTCATGCAATTGTCTACTAATAATCGTAGAGAAGTGATTGAGGATCTTCTTGATATTAAAATTTTCTCTACAATGAATAGTCTTCTTAAAGAAAAATTACGTGAGCAAAAAGATAATGTGAAAGTATTGACCTTAAAGAAAGAGTCTCTAATGGATAAGGTTGAGATGCAAGAAACTTTTATTGGGGAACTTGAAAATAGGGGAAAACAAAACATTAAAGATAAAGAAGTTCATATCCAAAAACTTCTCAATGAAGAGAATGATCTGATGAATGACAATATTCATATCACTGAAGAGATTGATGATCTTGAAAGAGTAATGTCTGTTCATACTGGGGCCTCAGATACTCTTAAAAAACTTGGAAACTTAAAAGGTAAGATTTCTAATAAAGTATCAAGAATTACTAAGGAACATAAATTTTTTACAGAGAATACGGTCTGCCCTACTTGTGAGCAGGATATAGAAGAGACCTTTAGAATAAATAAAATTACCGACGCTCAAAATAAATCTAAAGAGTTGCAATCTGGTTATAAAGAACTGGAGGAGGCAATTAATAGGGAAGAAGAGCGAGAGCGTCAATTTTTACACTTAAGTAAGGAGATTACTTCTCTAACACATGGCATTTCTAAAAACAATACTAAAATCTCTGGATGTCAAAGACAAGTCAGAGATTTGGAATCGGAAATTCAAAAAGTTACCGACCAACTTGCAAATAGAAATATTGAAGATGAGAAGTTAGAATCTTTTAAAGATAATTTAAAAACAACATACGACGAACTCTCTCAACGTAAGGGTACGATAAACTACTATGATTTTTCATATAGTTTACTAAGAGACGGTGGAGTCAAATCTAAAATCATTAAGAAGTATCTTCCTCTGATTAATCAGCAGGTGAATCGTTATCTTCAGATGATGGATTTTTATATCAACTTTACGCTTGATGAAGAATTTAACGAAACCGTTAAGTCTCCAATTCATGAGGATTTTTCCTATGCTTCTTTCAGCGAAGGAGAGAAGATGAGAATTGATCTAGCACTCTTGTTCACCTGGAGAGAGGTTGCAAGGATGAAGAACTCTGTCAATACTAATCTGTTGATTATGGATGAGGTATTTGATAGCTCATTGGACGGTTTTGGTACAGATGAGTTTATGAAAATCATCCGTTTCGTTATCAAAGATGCTAATATTTTTGTGATATCTCACAAAGCAGACTTGCATGATAAGTTTGAAAATGTTATAAGATTTGAGAAAGTAAAAGGTTTTTCTCATATGGCATCTGGATTGTAAAGAATAATTGCGTTACACTTAGAAAATGTTAATTGTAACTAATACTTCATTAAGTTAGCATACCAACACTAAATACTAACAGAATTAAGGAGAGTATGTAACTAAAGTCTTTATTATGTTCATATAGCGTGGAGGTTATCATGCACAATCTAGTATCATTTAATCAATTAGCAGACTGGACTAGGAGTCTTAAAAGACTTAGTAAAACTCTGGACACTACAATGGAGGAGAGCGATCAAATCAACGATTATTACGAATGTTTAATCGACTGTAGTGATAACCAGGCAACATGTAAACGAATTTGCAGACCAATTTTAACGACCTGACCGAGACCAACCAATTGGAGAACTGTCACCTAATACCCCTGCCGTAAGGTGGGGGTTTGGTATTATAGGGTCATACAAGAGCAATCGCATGGCAGTCAAACAGGAAATCAAATCTCAACTTGCCAAACTTCTTGCCACTGAAGATCTAGTGGTTGAGCACAAACAGACCCAGACTGCCTGTTTCAACGTTCATACCCGTGTCTTGACTCTTCCTATGTGGGATAAGGCAAGTGATACAGTATACGACCTCCTGGTGGGTCATGAGGTGGGACATGCATTGTTTACTCCAGATGAAAACTGGTTAGAGAAGGTAGCAGTTCCTCCCCAGTTTGTGAATGTGGTTGAGGATGCTCGCATTGAAAAGATGATGAAGCGCAAATATGCCGGACTAGCAAAAACTTTCTACCATGGCTACAAGGAATTACAAGCAGAAGACTTTTTCTCTATATCTGACAGCAACGTTGCTGATCTTAATCTTGCTGATCGTGCAAATCTATACTTTAAGGTCGGTAATTTTGTAGACATTTCTTTTACTGAAGAAGAAATGGTAATTATTCGTATGATCGAAGATTGTGAAACTTTTGATGAGGTGCTGCAAGCAGCAGAAGAACTATATTTGTTCTGCAAGAATGAGAAAGAAGAAAAGATAGATGATATGGAGATGCCACCAGAGATTGGTGGTGAATCTGATCAACCAGCAAATGAATTGCCTAATACAGAACCTACTGAGTCTGAAGGATCTGGTGATGATATTGATGATAATGAAACGACAAATCAGCAACCATCATCTTCAGGTGATTATGATGATGAACTTGAAGTCATGACTGCTGATTCATTACAGGAAAAGATTGAATCTCTTGTGGATAGTGGTGCAATTGATAATGTTTATGTTGAGGTTCCTAAGGTCAATCTTGACGCAGTAATTGCTCAAAACGATGAAGTCCACTGTGAGATTAATCGTTACTTTAATCACCAGCAAAGTAAGTTTGAGGAATTCAATATCTTTGAAGAGGTTGATACTGAGTTTATTAAATTTAAACGTTCTGCACAGAAAGAAGTTAACTATCTGGTAAAAGAGTTTGAGTGTAAGAAAGCAGCAGACTCCTATGCCCGTGCCACCACAGCACGTACCGGTGTTTTAGATACAACTAAACTGCATACCTACAAATACAATGAAGATCTATTCAGAAAAGTTACAACTCTTGCTGACGGCAAAAATCATGGACTAGTCTTTATTCTTGACTGGTCTGGATCTATGAGTCGTGTTCTGCTGGATACATGCAAGCAACTCTTTAATCTTGTTTGGTTCTGTAAGAAAGTTGGTATCCCGTTTGATGTTTATGCTTTTACTAATGAATGGGAACGTCCTGAGTTTAATCCTAGTAATGGGGAAATCATTAAACCTGCAAAAATTGGAAATCGCACTGATAAAAAAGAATACACATTAGCAGTTAATGATGAATTTTCTTTGATGAATATTCTTACTAGTAAAGTGAGTAGTAAAGAAATGGAGAACCAGATGAAGAATATCTGGCGTATTGCTAATTATCATAATAGTTACCATAAGGCAACTTTTGGAATCTCTCCCCGATTGTGTCTTTCTGGAACTCCTTTAAATGAAGCTCTTGTTTCTCTTCATGAAGTCCTGCCTAAGTTTCAGAAAGAAAATAACCTACAAAAGGTTCAGTGTGTAATTCTGACTGATGGTGAAGCAAACGATCTTGGGTACAATGTTGAGATTATCAGACCTAATACTCAATACACGGGTCAACGCAGAATTCATCCTGGACATGGATTTCTCCGTGATCGTAAAACCGGAAATACATACAAGTTTGACTATGGGTGGCACACTTTCACTCAGACTTTGCTGACAAACATGCGCGATAAGTTTCCATCAGTAAACTTTATTGGTATGCGTGTTCTAGAAAGTCGTGGAGCAAACGATTTTATCAAACTTTATTATGATTATGGAACTAATGATTATGATAAAATTATGATTGATTGGAGAAAGAATAGAAGTTTCTGTATCAAGAAGTCTGGGTATCATGCATACTTTGGATTATCTGCAACTGCATTATCTCAAGACTCTGAGTTTGAAGTCGATGATGGTGCGACTAAAGCAAAGATTAAATCTGCTTTCCTCAAGTCTTTGAAGACTAAGAAACTAAATAAGAAAGTTCTTGGTGAATTCATTTCTCTAGTAGCATGACAAAAGAAAATTGGAGAGAGATAGCCAAATCGTCCGAAAAAGATCCTAAGGTTATTGAGATCCTCACTAATGGTCCTAGATCATTATCTCAAGCATACCTACTCGGGGCTATGCGATATAAATATGGACAATCCGATAAGTGACATACGGGAGGGTTTGAGACCTCCCTTTTTCGTTTATAATAACTTCAGTTCAAACAAACCACATGTCCCTCTCACCTGAGTTTATTCGCACTGCCCTTCAAGGGTTGTATGGTGAGTCTGTTGCTGCTGCTGATATTCGTGCCTGGTGTGCTATGAATGGTGCGAACTATCAAACTGTCACCAATAAACTTGCTGATTACAAAACTAGTCGTGGAAAGTGGAACTTGACCGTACAAGAAAAACTAGAGCAAACCTATCAGGCACCAACTGCAATGCCTGCTGTTGAGCAAAACCTTATTCCTGCAAAAGATGATACCTTCGTCAGCTTTGGTAACTTCGCTGATATTAAAAA